GGTACCGCGCGACCCTAAAGTTTTTTCACTAGCAGAGTTTTGACAAACTAATTTTTTATTGCTATAAATTTTTATATGTCATTCGTAAATACATTTTATGAGTTTGAATTAAAAGTTGGCAATTATACTATTTTGTCAGAAACAGAAGAATTATCTCAACATTGGATAGATTATTTTAATGAAAAGATAAATTGTGAAAGATGTGGAAAGCAATATAAACGAAAAGATTTTCCATTTGATAAAAAAACTAATAAACCTAAAAAATATTGTTGTAGAAAAAAATATACTTATAAAATAAATAAAACTTATAAAAGAAAGCAATATGAAAAAAGATTCAAATTAATTAACAATAATCAAAATATTTTATGCTTATCTTGTAAAAAATATAAATTAGAAGATGAATTTCATAAACATAAAAATTTAATAAAAAGTATATGTAAACAATGTCATTCAGAAAAGTATAAAAATTACATTTCTCCAAAACATTTAGAAGAAAGAATAAAAAATAAAGAAAAAAGAATAAAAAAAGAAAATGAATTAATATTTTGCAATAGATGTAGAAAATCAACAAAAAGAAAAGATTTTCCTAAAGAACCTAAATCAAACAAATTATTAAAATATTGCTGTTTAATAAATGAAATGAAAGAAAGAGAATTATTAATAAAACAAAATTTAAAAAGATGTACTGCATGTAAAGAGATTAAAGATTTAAATAAATTTTATAAAACACAAGGTAAATGCAGAGAGTGTAGAAAGAATTATTTAATTAATTTAGGTTCAACAAAAAAAAGACATAATTTAATAAAAAAGACTAATGATAATACTTTAGTTGGGAAAAAATTATCAAAACTTTTTATTGATGCAAAAAAGTGTTCTGTTTGTGATATTGATATGAAATATGAAGATAAAACATTAGATCATATAATACCTTTAACAAAAGGTGGTTTTCATTCAATTAAAAATGCTATAATTTTATGTAGAACTTGCAATTCTAAGAAAAGCAATAAAGATTTTGAAATTTGGTTAAATCAATTAAATTCTAAATATATTGATAATTTTTATAAAAGTATAAAATATAATGATAATTTAATTAATATAAAAACAAGGTTTGAAAAATGGCATCAACAGGTGGAATAGTAATTGGTTCACATTATGACCAAGCCAGAACCAAAAAAATGCAATGTGATGCTGATATTGCTCATTTAGAATTATTACAAGCTAAAAAAGAATTACTTTCTGCCAATGATGTTTTAAGTGCTTGGACAGAAGTATTAGCAGCTATGAGGGCAAAGATGTTATCATTGCCAACTATAACTGCTCCACTAGTTGCCAATGAAACAGATATTGGTGCAATTCAACATATAATTGAAAAACAAATACATGAAGCATTAAATGAATTATCAACTTATGAACCCAATCAGCCAAACGGAAGCACAGCAGACATTAAGGCAGACTATAAAGTCAGCGATGTCAGTTCTAAAAGCACCTCCAAAGTTAACAATAACGGAATGGGCAGACCAAGAAAGGCGACTAAGCTCCGAAGCTAGTGCTGAACCCGGTAGATGGTATACGTCAAGGGCAAACTATCAAAAAGGGATAATGGATGCTATCTCTGATCCACTTATTAGGGATTGTGTTGTTATGGCAGGTGCGCAAGTTGGCAAAACAGAAATGTTACTTAATGTTATTGGGTTTCATGTAGGTCAAGACCCTGCACCTATGTTAGTTGTGCAACCAACTTTAGAAATGGCACAATCATTTTCAAAAGATAGATTAGCGCCAATGCTTAGAGATACACCTAATCTTAAAGGCAAAGTAAAAGATCCTAGAGCAAGGGATGCCAACAACACAACTACACATAAAGTCTTTCCCGGTGGACACGTTTCATTAGTGGGTTCTAATTCACCATCTGGATTAGCATCAAGACCAATTAGAATTGTGCTATGTGATGAAGTTGATCGTTACCCGGCATCAGCAGGATCAGAGGGTGATCCAGTTCAACTAGCTAGAAAAAGAAGTGCGACATTTTGGAATAGAAAAATCGTGATGGTGTCAACACCAACTAATAAGGGTGCATCAAGAATTGAAAATGCTTTTGAAGAAAGTGATAAAAGATTTTATTATGTTCCTTGTCCAGATTGTCATCACGAACAGAAATTAAAATGGTCAAATGTTCAATGGGAAAAAGATAAGCCAGAGACAGCTTGTTATGTTTGTGAGGAATGTGGATCTGCTTGGGATGATCCGAAAAGATATAGAGCAGTTAGATTAGGCAAGTGGAAAGCAACTGAAGAATTTAAAGGTGTTGCAGGTTTCCATATTAGTGGGATTTATTCTAGTTGGACACCATTAGCTGATGCTGTTAGGGATTTTCTTAGTGCTAAAAAAATGCCAGAGACATTAAGAGTTTGGACAAATGTTTATTTAGCTGAAACGTGGGAAGATCAAGGTGAACGTGTCGATGATTATGCAGTTGCAGAACGTGCTGAACCATTTGGTGATAAATTAGATCCGAATATAATGCTTTTAACTTGTGGTGTTGACGTGCAAGATGATCGATTAGAATTAGAGGTTGTTGGTTGGGGGAAAGACGAAGAAAGTTGGAGTGTTGATTACAGAACTCTATATGGTGATCCATCAACACCTCATTTATGGAATGATCTGGAAAATATTCTAAAAAATATTTATGAAACTGAAGATGGTCGGCAAATGCAAATCAGATCAGCTTGTATTGATAGTGGTGGACATTATACACAAGCTGTTTATAACTTTGTTAGACCTAGAGAGGGCAGAAGAATATTTGCCATCAAAGGTATGGGTGGAGAAAGTAGACCTATTGTTTCAAGACCTACCAGAAACAATATTGGTAAAATAAGATTATTTACATTAGGTGTTGATAGTATTAAGGAACTTATTTTTTCAAGATTAAAAATTTCTGAAGTGGGTGCAGGTTATTGTCATTTCCCGGATGATAGACCAGACGAATATTTTAAACAATTAGCATCAAGTGAAAAGATTGTAACAAAATTTCACAAAGGTTTTCCCAGACGTGAATTTGTAAAAACTAGAACTAGAAATGAAGCATTAGACTGCAGGGTTTATGCAATTGGTGCATTATCAATTTTAAACTTAAACTTAAACCTAATTTCTGATAGAATGCAAAATGAAAAGATAAATAAAACAGAAGAACCAACTAAAAGACCTGTTAGACCTAATCGTTTTAGGGGTAATAGCTTTGTAAATGGTTGGAGATAATAAGCTATGGCAAAAAAGTGCATTTTGGGTTATAGTAACTTGACAAAATAAAAAATTTGTAAAAGGGATTTATTCGTGGCTAACCTTTTTAATGCAGATAATGCTCCTACAGAAGAACCAGAAGAATTTGTAATAGGTGACTTTGTTCAATGGAAAAGAACAGATTTATCAACTGATTATCCTAATACCACTCATACTATGGCATATGTTGCCAGAATTAGGGCAGGTGGAACAAGTGAAATAACTGTTAATGGAACAAATTCAAATAAAGATTATTTATTTACTATAACAAGTGCTGTTTCTGCAACATATGATGTAGGGAAATATCATTGGCAACTAGAAGTTGTTGAAACTGCAAGTGGTAATAGAATTGTTGTTGAAACTGGTGAATGGGAAATAAGACCAGATTTAGATGTTAATAATTCAGATCCACGAAGTCATACTGAAATAATGTTAGATAAAATTGAAACTGTTTTACAGGGTAGAGCAGATGCAGATGTATTATCTTATTCGATTAATGGTCGTTCTTTATCTAAGATGTCACCAGATGAATTAGTTCAATGGAGAAATTATTATAGAAAAGAACTAGCAATGCATAAAAGGAAAGAACTTATTAAAAAAGGTAAGCCAACTGGCGCAACTATATCGGTGAGGTTTTAGATGGGTATTTTTGATTTTTTAAAACGTGACCAAAATCCAAAAAAAATGAAGAAAAGAAATTATGGTGGTGCTAGAGGTGGTCGCTTATTTGGTGATTTTGTTGGATCTTCATTCAGCGCAGATAGTGAATTAAGATATAATCTGGAAGTTTTAAGGAATAGATCAAGAGAATTAGTTAGAGATAATGAATTTGCAAAGAGATATATTAACTTAATTAAAACAAATGTAGTAGGTGATAAGGGTTTTCATCTTCAAGTAAAAGCCAGAAATGATGATGGTTCATTAGATAGACCGGGAAATGCTATTATTGAAAATGCTTGGAAAAGTTGGGGAAGATTAGGTAATCCAACTGTAGATGGTCGCATGAGTTGGTTAGATTGCCAAAAATATGCAATTGAAGCATTAGCTAGAGATGGTGAAGTATTTATTAAAAAATTATCTGGCAAAAGATACAAAGATAATTTTAGCTTGCAATTAATTGAAGCTGATATGGTCGATGAGAAAAAGAATGAAGTTCTGCAAAATGGCAATCAAATTAGAATGGGTGTTGAGTTAGATCAATATCATAAACCTGTTGCTTATTGGGTTTTAACTAGCCATCCCGGAGATAGACATTACAATAAAACACCGGGTCAAAAGCACGTTAGAGTTCCGGCAGAAGAAATGATCCACGTTTTTATGCCAACTAGAACACATATGACTAGAGGTGAACCATTTATGGTGTCTGTAATTAGCACTTTAAAGATGTTAGGTGCTTATAGGGAAGCAGAGATAATTGCTGCTAGAATTGGCGCATCTAAAATGGGAATGTTAACAACACCTAATTCTGATGATTTTATGGGTGATGATTTGCATGATAATCATATGCCATTAATTGATGTTGAGCCGGGAACATTCCACCAACTTCCTGCAGGTTATGATATTAAGATGTTTGATCCAGACCATCCTAATACTGGATTTGCTGAATTTGAAAGTGCTATGCTTAGAGGTGTAGCATCTGGATTGAATGTTAGTTATGCAGCTTTATCAAGTGATTTATCATCTGTTAATTATAGTTCAATTAGACAAGGAGCATTAGATGAAAGAGATGGTTATAGATCTTTGCAAGAATTTATGGTTCAACATTTTGCCGAAGTTGTGTTCAAAGATTGGCTCTCAAGTGCGATGGACTTTGGAACAATACCAATACCATCAGCTAAATTCGATAAATTTTACGATAATTCTACTTTTAGGGGTCGTGGTTGGAATTGGATTGACCCACTAAAAGAAATAAATGCTGCAGTTGTTGGATTGCAAAATGGTATATTATCACATCAAGATGTTGCTGCTCATTATGGTCGTGATGTAGAAGAAACATTTAGCCAGATCAATCGTGATAAAGAAATGGCTAAACAATTTGATTTATCTATGGCATTTGAACCATTTGGTCAAAAGTTCCCGGCAGAACCAGAGGTAACTAGTGGGGATGATGATGGCGAAGTATAAAGGCGAAGATATAGACCTAAAACCAACTGAAGCAATGGCAGAAGAAGCACAAAAGGGTCTTGATTGGCGCAGAGAATTTGGCAGAGGTGGAACAGAAGTAGGTGTTGCAAGGGCAAGACAGCTAGTAAATAGGCAAGAAGTATCTGCTGAAACAGTTAGAAGAATGCATTCTTATTTTTCAAGGCATGAAGTTGATAAAGAGGGTGAGGGATTTTCACCCGGTGAAGATGGTTATCCATCAGCAGGTCGCATAGCTTGGGCATTATGGGGTGGTGATGTTGGTCAAAGTTGGGCAAGAAACAAAGATAGACAACTTGATAAGATAGATGAAGAAGCCACTAGAGCAATAGAAGATGAATTTCCAGATAAAACAATAACTGCTTTAGAGAATAAAGTTGAAGAACATAATGAAGAATATGGTGATACTGCATCTAAAAGGGTGACTTTAGGAATGTTAGCTAAAGTTTATAAAAGAGGTGTTGGTGCATATAATACTAATCCAGAATCTGTAAGACCATCTGTAAGTTCTGAAGAACAATGGGCAATGGCAAGAGTTAATTCTTTTTTATTTGCTGTTAGAAATGGTAAATATAG